TACATTTATGTTTTTTATAAATATCAAGCGTTCTTGCACTGGCGTCGGTAGCATTTGTGTAATTTGGCATCCAAAAACTTGGGATTAAATGAGATTGAGAGGGATAATATGATTCAAATATCATTCGATAGTGTAATTGTTCTAATGTTTTTGGTTCATTAAAAGTATAAAATATTTTCTGCGAGTTCAACATTTTATTACTTGTTGTTTTAAATATATTATTCTGTATATGGTCTTGTAAAATAGAAAACCATGATTTTTTATTAGAACTTACACCATCACTAAAAGCTTCTTTTGTTCTCCACAAAACAGAATTTGGTAATAAATCTGTACCAGAGAAAGCCCGTCTTAATAAATATTTTTCACATTTTCCCATAAATACATGATTTCTCATGTTAGGATTGATAGATAAATAAGTTTCAACGAAACTTTTATCTAGAAAAGGGGTTCTGGCTTCTAGACCATGCGACGAAATACTTCTATCTGACCGCAATACGTCAAAATAATGTATATTATTTAATAATTTTCTACATTCTTTGTCAAATTCAATACTATCTGGTGCTAAATGAAAATACATATAACCGCCACAAACCTCATCAGAACCATCTCCGTTAAATACTACTTTACAATTACTATTTTCAGCAATATATTTTGAAATCAACCAATTCCCCATACTGGCTCTTACCGTAGTAGTGTCATAACTTTCAATATCGTAAATTACCCTCTCAATAAAAGAAAGAAAATGTTCTTCTGTTACTACTATTTCATGATGGTCTGAATCTATATGTTTAGCAACCAATCTAGCATATTTTAAATCTTCCGAACCTTCTAATCCAATACTCCACGTTGACAACTTTTCGTTATCTTTTTTATGTTTATTTACTAAAGCTGCTATTAAACTACTATCTAGACCTCCTGAAAGTAGACACGCAACTTCTCTTTGAGTATTATCGATTCTTTTAACAACAGAACTAACCAATGAGGTTCGAATATTTTTACACGCTTTATTAATTTCTTTTTCAGAAAATTTATCTGAAAAACTTGTTGGAAAACTTAAACATTTAGAAAATACTTCCTCTTTAATAGTACATATAGTAAATAAATCATTAATGTTATATACTGAATATGTTCCGGGTGTGAATTGTTTAATGTTATTTTTTTGGTCTAAACCGACCAATTGTTTAATTTCGGAAGCAATGCAAATTGCTGACATTTCTTCAAATGATGCGGGATTTTGTTTGAAATCTTCTTTAATAAATAATGGTCTTACGCCATAAGTGTCTCTAGCAATGAAAATTTTTTTTTCATTTGCATCATATAAAAGAAAAGAAAAAACACCATCTAACATTTGCAAAGCTTGTTTAATGCCATATTTTTTGTATAAGTGAATAATAATTTCGCAGTCAGATTTGCTAGTAGGTTTAACATTAACAATATTGTATAATTCTTTCCAATTATAAATTTCACCATTGCAAATTAAATGTATGTTGTTAATATTGAACGGTTGATTAGAATTTATGTCATTATAACCATTGATAGCTAAACGATGAAATCCCAGAATTACATTATTAATTTTAACAAGTTTACTATTTTCAGGACCTCTTTTTTTTCCTTTGTTAAAATTATCTTTAATCAATGTACTATCATAATGATTGTTCAGTATTGAAAAAATTCCACACATTACTATAATAAATCCATTGTTTGTTTTAAACTATTTTTTAAATAAATAAAAAATATAAATTAAAAAATATTTTAGTATTGTATATAAATGGAATCAAAAATACAAGAAGTATATGTATGTCAACAGGCTAGGACACAAGAGTTAAATGATAGAACATACAATAGAAATTTAGCAAGTAAACAAATGATGCCAAAATATTTTTCGAGACCAATTAGCAATAGAAGAACTGTTATGCCAACCATTGATTCGAGAAAAGAAACGACTGTAAAGAAAGGGATTTTTAAAGATTATAATATGAAGCATGATTTTCATCCGGGTGTAGGAGGACCATATGCTGCTTATAGCAATAATGTAGATAAAGAATCGTTGTTATTTAATAGATTTGATGTATTACAAAAATGTCCACAAAAAGGGTTTATTCCGGATAGTAGTAGCGATTTGTTTAATGCTACTTTACCAGCTGCGAGTAATTACAAACAACCATTTAAATTATTACAAAAAGAGGAAGTAATGACACCCTTTAATCCAGATGAATGTAATATATCCAATGAATTATTCTTTAACCATACAAGACAGCAAATGAAAAACGTAAAAATATAAATATTATAATGTGTTAGACTAGTATAATGAGTGATATATCTCGAAATTATATTGATTTGATGTATTTAACAAATCCATCAAATATATCTAGAATGATAAAGATTGAAGAAGAAAAAAAAGTTGATAAGGAGGAAATAAAAAAATACAAGAAAGATATCATTAAAATAACGAATAAATTAATTGGAGGTGAAAATATATCTAGTGAAATAGATGCATTGTTTAATAGATATTTTATAAAAATAAAGGAACATTTGGATTTTACAAAAAGAAATAACATTGTGCAATCACAGTATCATTTATTGAAAGAAAAAGAACAGAAAGAGTATATAAAAATGGATTTATCAAAATTAGATATAGATTTTATTAAAAAACCAAACTCAAAAAAAATAAAAAATTTGGAGGATTTTGTTAAAAATAAAAAGAAGAGAAAAGGGAAAAAAGTTGTTATGCCAAAAAAAATAACTTTTAAATAACTTTTAACTTTTAAATAAAATTTATTTAATATAAATAATATATATTATGGATTTGGTCAAGAATTTAACGAAATCAAACAGATTAAAAAAATCTAAAAAATCTAAAAAATCTAAAAAATCAAAGAAATTAAAAAGATTAAAAAGATTAAAAAGATTAAAAAGATTAACAAGATTAAAAAGATTAACAAGATTAAAAAGATTAACAAGATTAAAAAGATTAACAAGATTAACAAGATTAAAAAAATTAAAAAAATTAACAAGATTAACCAAAAAAAGAATACCGCGTTTAAAAAATTTAAAATTTAAAAAATCCCAATGCTCCCCTAAAAAAAAGGGTGATTATTTAGATTTTTCTTGTTATACGCCCGAAGTGTTGTTTAAGATGAAAGATGTATGGAATAAAAGACATCCTGATTCGAAAATAGTAAGCAATAATTTAAAACAAATATGGGAAGAATTGGGACAATATATGAAGAATACCTGTGATAAAGAATCATGTTGGATAAAGAATAATTTATTTAAAACTGAAATAGAAAAAGATAAAGCGGACAATTTGTTTTCGCCCCAAGCACCAGTATCGTGGAAAAAAAATAAAAACGAATGGTTAAATAGTTTAGATATAATAAATTTTATGAAACAATATGAGTCGGCATATAAATGTTTTGAATTTATAGGACCGTCACCTATCGACTATGATACTCAAAAGGCTTATGGTGAATGTGTTTGGGAAGATTTATGTAAATTTGATTTACAAACCGAAATAAATAATGGAAAGAAAAAGATAGCGGTTATTTTTAATTTAGACCCGCATTATAAGTCAGGGTCACATTGGGTTGCTTTATTTGTGAATTGTAATTTAAACGAAATATATTATTTTGATAGTTATGGTGATAAATGTCCAACGAATATTAGAAAATTAGCACGTACGATTCAAAACCAATCAGCTTTAATAGGAGAAAAGTATAAATTTTTCTCAAACAAAAAAAGACATCAATATGGTAATAGTGAATGCGGCGTATATTGTTTATATTTTGTTATGCAATTATTGCAAGATGTGAAGTTTAGTAGATTTGATAAAAAAATAAATGACATAGATATGGAAAATTTAAGAAAAAAATATTTTAATATTTAATTTTGATATATATTTTAATTATTAATTAAAATAAATATAAAAATTTTTGATATATTTATATAATTGAAAATGTCTGTAGTTTCTGAAAGCAACAAACAAATATTATGGGAAGTATTGAATGGTATGATAGATGGAAATGATTTAGAAATACAAGATATGAACCAATTTCGACAATTTTTTGAAAACCAATGTAATACTTACCACGCCAAAAGGTTTGATTATAATGGTTTGAGCGAAATAAATAAATTAATTGTGTCTGGATGTTTTCAATACTTAACAAAAATGTCACAAGAATCAAAGTTAATAATGTTTCGAGAGTATGAAAAATATGGCAATAAAAATTTAGTTAAATCTTTACAAATAGGTAAAAGGTATGATGAACATGAAAGTAATTTTAAGAAACTAATGAATAATAAAAAACCTGGTGAGATAGATTTTACCGAGAGTACGGACGAACCAATAGACAATATGGATAATGTTTTGTCGCAAACAATGGAACAAAGAGAATCCGAATTAAGCAATATAAGACAAACATACGATACAAACGATAGTATTAAATGGTTAAATAGTGGCGGAGTACCGAAATTAAAAATACACGACGAGTCTGTAAAATTAGAAATAGTTGAAAAAAATCAAAATCAAAGAAAGAGGTCAGAAAAAAAGAAAGAAAAACCAAAAAAAGAAAAGAAAAAGGTGAAGTTTAAAAGCAATATTTCCAATTCATCGAATAACGAAATTGTTGGGAAAGAAGGAAATCAAATGGACGAATATTTTACTTTAATGAATGATAATATGAATAAGGACATTAAAAATAGAGAGAAAGATATTAATTTGAAAATGGGTGCTATAAAAGAAGTTGAAAGGAGAGAAAAATTGGAGGAAGAAAAGAAAAAGGAAAATGTTAATTTGAGTGATTTTTTTGAAAACATGAAAGTAAAAACGAAAGATAGCGACGTATATGCTGCTAAATCACAAACAGACGATATAAACATTAATAAGAGGATTGATAGGTTAGAGACATATTTATTTGATATTTTAAATAATCAAATAAAGATATTAGAAAAGTTTGATAAGTTTGATAAGTTTGAAAAGGTAGTTGACAATAATTTAAAAGTCGATGATATGTTTGGAAAAAATACAAATTTAGCATCTATTTAACGAACCAATACCAATTTATTTTTTTTATCACCTTCTCCTCTTTTAAGTTCACCATACCTTACCAAAGCATTTGGGTTCTGGTTACCTGAAATATATAATTCATAATCAAACAGTGTTCCGAAAGGTTTGCCGGGTTTCAACCGTTTAAAAATATATTTTTTCCCCTTGAAAGAAATTGTTTCGGGTTTCCAAGTTATTTTAGTTTCGTTAATTTGCAATGTTTTATCACTTTCGTCATTTTTATAGTTAGGTTTAAATAAATATCTTTCTATTGACGGGGAATTAAAGGTGAAACATTGCTTGTATTCTTTTGAGTTCGGTTTATTATGTATTTTACAATCAATGGCTGAAAACTGTATTGTATCAAGAATATCTTTATTTATGGTTTCTTTTATATTCGATATTTCATTTAAAGCTTCATCTGTTGTGACGGGTCTAGCATTTTTTTTGCCAGCATATTTACTTAAATCTTTTAATAATAATTCTTTTGAAACGCTAGGAACTCTTTTTTTAGGGTCTTTCGATTCCGGGTCCCCTCTTAATTGTTCATCAGTGAATGTCATTAAATACTTAAAAACTTTAACATTTTTTAATTCTTCATCTAAATCTTCATGACTACAAATACGAACCGCTCGACCGATAACTTGTTCTTTTCTTACTGGGTGCCAATAAGGTTCAACTAGATGAACGAATCGTGTATTTTTAAGAGTAATCCCTTCCGCTCCAGAACTAGTAATCATTAAACATTTAATTACGTCTCCGAAAAAATTGTTATTAAATACATTTTTGAGTTGTCTTTTTAAGTTTACGTCTTTTAATTTATCCCATTGACTATTAAAAATTAGTCTAGTGATTTCCTTTTCTTCGACGGTTTCGTCGCCGGTGTATAAAGCAAATGCAGGTTTTTCCTTTAATTCTTGTTCGTTGATTTCGTATTCTTTTACAGAAGAGTTACCTGTTTTTTTTTGCGTGAGTTTAAACTGAACGAAACCATTGGCTTCGAGAACTAATTTTAAAATTCCTACTCCTTCCAAAGTTTTAAAACTTGAATATATTAAATGAAGCCCTATATTCTCTTCATTTTGAATGATTTCTAGTATTTTGTGGAATTTGGGGGAATATGCCCTTAAATTATCTCCAAATAATATTTTTTGTCCAAAATTAGGGTCTTCTTTATTATCAATTGTTATATTTGATAATTTTTCTAATGCCAATTCATTTGTTTTATTTCCGTTTAACACGAACCCATCTAAAGAGGTTTCATCGTCTTTTGTTTCGTCTTGTTTTTTAGATTCGTTTTTTGACTCTTCCTTTTCCACTTCCTTTTCCAATTCCTTTTCCACTTCCTTTTCAACTTCCTTTTCAACTTCTTCTGCGAAATTTTTATTTTTTGGATTTTCTTGATAAATAGCTTTTAATTCTTCGATGGATAAATTATCAAACGCGTTTATGTTTGGCCATCTTTCCGGGTCAAGTTTCATAAGTTTTTCATACCAAACGTAAACATTTTCGTTTTTTTTCGCGGTGGGTCTTATTACTTGTTCTGGAAAAACAAAGTTGCAACATGCTCTCGAATAAACACGGTATGTTGACGTAGATTCTTCATACAGTCCTTTTTTCATTTTTTGTGCATTACGAGCTTCTTGTTTTCTTTCAACATTTCTAGCTTGTTCGTAAATGCTAATTTGATATTTACTCATTGGTATATTAAACTCAATAATATCGGTTGTTTTATTAAATCTTGGTAATAATTTTTCCCCGGCACTCTTAAAAAAGGAGGTTAATCCCATTATTCTCCTTTGAAACATTACTTTATTTTTTAAAGAATTATTTTCGGAATTTATAAATAAGCTTTTAAATTCATTTAAATCATCTGGGAGACATTTATATTTTGTGGGTGGGTCTTTAGGGTTTTTTACAGTTATTCTTTTTTTTTTTAATGAAAATATAATATTATTAATAAAATTTTTATATCCTGGGTTATCTTTTGTTTCATTGACTTTTGTTTCATTGACTTTTGTTTCATTGACTTTTGTTTCATTGTTGGTTTCGTTGGGCTTTGTTTTATCCGTTTTATCAGTTTGTGATTTTTTTACACCAGTATATGATTGATTTTTGTATACGTTAGTAAAGTTGAAAGGATTTGCGGTAATTTTTAATTCAAATGTAGAAGGACTATACTCTATAAAATCGTATGGGTTGTTTTTAAGGATTTTTTTAATAAATTTTTCATCTATTTTTCTCTCCGAGCATTGAGTTGTATCCAATCTTAATTTGTATGTTTTTATATATCCCCTCAAAATATTAAAAAATATAGCAATTTCATTTGGATAATTAATAATGGGGGTTCCAGTTAAAAATATGATTCTACAATTTTCGGCGTCCATTAAATATTCATAAAGCTTCATAGACAAAGAATCAGGTTTGTTTAATTTATTTACAATTCTACTAATGAAATTATGAACTTCATCAATAATAACAACTTTATTATTGAAATAATTACCACCGTTTATTTCATTACCTTCGCGTTCCATTTGAACTAAAGATTGGTCTCTTAAACCATTGTAGTTAATAAACTTGTACTTGTTTCTCAACATTCTATTAATTTGTTTATCTATTTGGTTCTGGTGTTCTTGAATCAATGTAAAATAGTTAGAGGGTCTTCTGACATCAACCATCCAAGCACCGTTATTTTTTTTTATGTCTTCAAGAGAGAGTCCTAAAATGTTAGATAATACTTCTTCTGCTCGCAAGTCATTATTGGTTTCTATTTTTTCCCAGAATTGATTTTTTTTAAATAAGAAATTTCCGCAAAATGTTAATTCACTTACATAATTTTGTTGCAAAGAAGCGGGGGTCATAACAACTATTTGTTTATCATTAAATCCTTCTGCGATAGCTATTGAAGAACATGTTTTTCCTGCACCTAAACCAAAGTAAAGAAATAAACCTCTATATGGCGAATAAACATTTAAATAATCTTTTACTAATTTTTGATGCATTAATAAATTAAATTTACCGGATGATTTACTTTCATTCAAACTTTTACAAGTTATATCTTCTTCTTTACTTGATTTTGTGTATGAAGAAAACAAAGTATTGTTAACAAAATTTAAGAATGTTTCTCTGTTATTGAGATGACTTTCTGATGTGGAAAATTCTGTTTTTATTTTTGGTATTCTATCATCTAATATTTGATTTTCATCATTATTAAACTTGTAGTATTTTATGGAATTATAATCAACTGATGTTGGCGGTGGTAGAAAAACAGTTGAAGTTTTTGTTTTAGATGGTTTTTTCCTAGTTTTTCTTACGTCATTTTTTCTTGCTTCATTGTTTGTTTCTAAAACATTGGGTCTTTCTTCAGCATAAACATTTTTTTCAGCTATATCAGTAAAAGTATCCTCCCTTTTTTTCTTTAATTCATATTTTCTAACAGAAAAATTTGTTCTTAATTCTTTAAAATATTTTTCTACATCTAGTTTATTTTCAAGAGTTTTATTAACAATTGACATGCTTAATCTTTCGTTTCCTTGTTTACCTTCTTGTTTGTCTCCCTGTTTGTCTCCCTGTTTACCTTCTTGTTTGTCTCCTTGTTTACCTTCATTTCCTTCATTGTTCTGTGTTTTTTTGTTCCTAACTTGTGACTGTAACTCATATTTTGGTTTTTCTTTTCTTCGTATGCTTTTTGGTTTATTAGATAAAAGAGATAAAAAATCCATTAATATATCTTTATAAAAATATAATATAAAAAAATATTATATCATTTTTATATTATATTTTAAATGAATGATATTGGATATTTAAAAAAAGAATTAAAAAAACAGATAAAAAAAGAATTAAAAGAATTAAAAGAATTAAAAGAATTAAAAAAAAAACAGATAAAAAAAGAATTAAAAGAATTAAAAGAATACAAAAAGAAAAAATTAAAAAAACTTATAATACCAATAAACAATGCGATGTTTTTGGATTCGCGTGATGAAAGAATAAGCAATGGAATATATTCCTTAAAAAATGAAGAACTAAATATAGATGTTAAAAACGAATATTTTGATTCACCGAAAATAAAACATTTTGAAAAAACATACTATATTAATTAAATTTTATTTAGTTATAAAAAAATGTATTAAAATCTTATTCTGTATGAAGTATTAATGAACGATATAGATAATAAAAAATATAATATAAGTAAAAAAAAATATAATATTATGACAGTTTTTAAGAATTATTTGATACCAGAAGATGTAATAAATATGAAGATTTATAAGTATTTGAAAATGAGTGATATGATAATTTTTGGTTTATTAAATAAGGAATTAAAAAATGACAATGATTTAATTATAAATAAAGTAAAAAAAATACAAAAAAGTTTCAGGTATAATAGATTACCGTGTAATTATGGTGATATGTATTTGTTTGGAAAATCATTAAGTTGGGAAAATTATTATAAATATATGAAAGTTTACAAAAAAAAGTTACTTTATAGAATGTTGATAATTAATATGAACGATGGACTTTTTAAAAAATATCCATATTTTTTAATGAATAAATCGATGGATGATACATCTTCTAGATATTTAATAGTTAATGATTGGCTCAAAAGAAATTTCCCGGACGATATTAATCGTATTACAAAAAGAGATATTTTAAATTTTCTTAAAGAAAATAGGATAACAGTAAGAGAAATAATGTATGCGGGTTGGTAAATTTATCACAAAACATTATGTTGATGTTGGATAATAGTTGGTAATAATTGTTATCAACTATTATCAATTTAATGCCTACTTTGCAATGATTGTTTCATATGCCATTTTACACGCTGCTTGTTCAGCTTTTTTTTTAATTTTATGTTTTGATTCACTTAAAAATATAATAAAACCGGTGTCTAATTCATCTTCAATTAATGAATTATAATATTCTTTTAATCTATCAATAATGGTATTGTCAGATTTTTCTATTTGATTCATCTTAAAAAATTCTTTCAATGCAATAACATTTGTATCATTATGAATAAATTCGTGTGATTTATGATTTATTGCCAAATATACGCCCATATGATAACCTTCATCTTCATCCCATTCATTAATTTCTTTATAGATAGGTGTAACTTTAAAAGCTTGTTGTAATTGAACTTGTAACTGATTTTTATAATTATCATTATTATTGATTAATTCTAACCAGTTGATATGTTTTTCAAATACGTTCTCAATAAAAATTTGTGCAATTTGAAATCCTGGTCCAGTAACAAAAACATTATCAAACCATTTTTCGTCGTCATGTATGGAAATTTTATTAAAATCAAGGAAAAGAGCACCCAAGAAAGCTTCAAAAAGGCATCCTAATTTTTTTAGATTTGTTCTAGTTTTTTTATCTTCCGCGTTTTTTGATAAAACATAATGTTTATTAAGGCCCATCTCATAAGCCATTCTACCGATAGTTTCATTTTTTACAAGTGCGATTTTCTTTTCTGTCATAAAACCTTCATTTTCTTTTGGAAATCTTCTATAAAGATAGTATTTTGTAACGCATTCTAGTACACCATCTCCTAAAAATTCGAGACGTTCGTTTGACTTTGTTTTAAGAGACATACAATCATGTGGTTTATCAACGATGGTGATATTATTGAGTTCGTTTTCTAATTTTGGTCTCTTACAATAAGATTTATGTACGAAAGCTCTTTTGTATAAATTAATATTATGAACTGTATCCGGAACTCCGTATTTCTTTAAAATGTCTGATAAAAATTTTAAAGAAACTTCTGTATTTAAATGATTATAAGGGTCAAAAATTAATTCTGAATTTGTTGTTTTAATATCGCCATCGTTTTGCATAGTATAATTTAATATTAATTTTATTATTTAACTTCTTTTATTAATTATTTAACGGTACCCTTATTTTTTAAATTCTCATACTCCCCTTTCCAAAACTTTCCCCACGGTTTATCCTCATTTTTATCATTTTTATCATCCTTATCATTTTTATCATCCTTATCATCCTTATCATTTTTATCATCCTTATCATTTTTATCATCATTATCATTTTTATCATCATTATCATCCTTATCATCATTATCATCATTATCATCTTTTGTATTTCTTTCGTCTTCTTTGATACTTCTTTCCATATCATCACTAAAATGTTTAACTAAATTATCAGCATATTCAGGTTTATGATGTTTATTATAACTGTATGCCGCCATAATAAATCCAAGAAACCCGACACCAAAAGCAGCAGCCAGTTTAGGTGAGATTTTTTCCATTATATATAAAAATGTTGTTATAAATCTTTAATAACATTTTTATTAAATATATTAAAGATTGTTCTATTAGTAATTCAAATGATAATTAAGATTGATAATAGAGAGAGAAAATTAATAAAATTAATGAAAGCATTAAAGGATGACTTGGATTATAAATTTGAAATGATAGTAGAAGTATTGGATTTAGGTGATATTATTATTTGCGATGATAATAATGTTGAAAAGCTAATAATAGAGAGAAAATCGTTAAGTGATTTAGCAGCCTCTTTGAAAGATGGAAGATATTCAGAGCAATCTTTCAGGTTGAATGGGATGAAAATTCATAATCACAATGTTGTATATTTGATAGAAGGCGATATACATAATTATAATAATAAGTATAATAAAATTAAGGCGTCTACACTTCAAGTTTCTATGTTTTGTTTGCAATATTTTAAGGGGTTTAGTGTTTTTAAAACGCGCGATGTGATGGAAACCGCGGAATATATTTTACGAATAACAAATAAACTTCAGAAAGAGAAAACTAGAGAGAATTATTATAAGAATGATGGTACAAATAACAATTCAAATAAATCATACACGGATGTGGTTAAAAGAGTAAAGAAGAAGAATATAGTTCCTGAAAATATTGGCGAAATTATATTAAGTCAAATACCGGGAATAAGTAGTAAAACATCAAAAGTTGTTATGGCGCGGTTTAACTCTTTGTATGATATGTTGGAGAAAATTAAGAATGACAAACATTGTTTGGACAATTTGGAGTTTAATATGGCAAATGGAACTAAAAGAAAAATATCACAAACGACTGTAAAAAATATTAGGAAATATTTGTTGTATAGAAAAGATGACCCTGTGATAAAAATAGATGTATAAAATAATAATATTTATTTTTATATATATGAAACTATTTAAGGCAGCAGCTTTTGGTCTTGCTTCTTTGGCACCAAGAAGGTTTGACAATATACAATCATGTAGATTGGTTGCGTCCGGTGAACTTGAAGACGTTACGCATTGCATCGGCGCTAACAAAAAAAGAGTTCCAGTGAAGTATGTTGATTCAAACTGGCCAAGTACTATAGCAGGTCAGGAAAAGGCAGTTGAAAGAGCAAAACAATCACAAACGCGTCGAAAAAAGAGAAGAAGTAATTCAAGAAGTAATTCAAGAAGTAATTCAAGAAGTAATTCAAGAAGTAATTCAAGAAGTAATTCAAGAAGTAATTCAAGAAGTAATTCAAGAAGTAATTCAAGAAGTAGTAAAAAAAATATAAAGACCAAATTGTTAAAGCGAGCAATAAAAGATATTAATACATTTTTAGAAAAAAAAATATCAAAAAAACATAAACATGATGGTAAAAAGGACATATCCTTTTTTAAAAAGGATTGGAATAAATTTAAAAACGGATTAAATCAAAGAAAAAATAACAATAAATTAACAAGAAAGGCAAAGACATTGAGAAGAAAAGTTTTAGTAAAACATTTTGGTAAAGATTGGAAAGAGATAACAAATAGCGATGTAGAAGCCCAATCTAGGGCCGCAGCTACTTACTATGCATGTATAAAAATGGGTATGTCCAAAAAGAACAGTAAAAATTTTTCAAAAAAAGTGGCGAAAGCCAACCCAAGAACAGGCTTAAAAATAATAATGGTATTATTTGCTCTTATATTTTTAAATCAAGTTATGTTCCTTGCAAATAAACATGTAACTGATGAAATGCATGTAGAAGAACCGAAAAATGCCATTGCGAGAGCATTTGTAAGATTGATCGGTTTATGGGCAACTGAAATACCGGCAAGTCAAAGTATTAGAAATTTCAATGAATTTGTTGGGAAAAATGTTACACCCTTTATTTTATGGATTGCAAAGTATTTAATGGCAATGCCATTACTCTCAATTGAGGCGATAAAAGAAATAATAAGTATTCTAGTTTTGAAGTTAACCGAATTAATTGGAACTATAACTGGCAAAGGAGAATTGTATGATGGTTTTATGCAACAAAATTTCCCAGATAGAGGTGTAAAATATTATACAGATGGTGAGGGGATGACAAGAAATGAAAAGGAAGAAATAGAGCCTTTTTGGGAAGCGGCTGCAAAAATTTGGAGAGACGTTGATGATTGGTATGAAAATACATTGGAAGAGTTGGGATACTCGAATGGCGGTGCGCAGAATAATAAAACAAAAAGGAAAAATAAAAGGAAAAATAAAACAAAAAGGAAAAATAAAACAAAAAGGAAAAATAAAACAAAAAGGAAAAATAAAAGGAAAAATAAAAGGAAAAAAATATAAATATTAAATATATATATATGAAATTTATAAATAAAAATTTAAAAAAAATTAATAAATCTTTTAATTTAAAAAAAATAATAAAGTTTTTAAAAAAACATTACATATTGGTATTGGTTTTGTTTTTGATGATTTATTTAATAAAAACTAATTTTAGGGAAAATTATGGTGGGATGTATAGCGGTGGCGAGGTAGATGTGAATAAATGCACACCCAAAGCTTTACCAAAAATGAGATTTTGCGGTAATGGAACTGAAGGCCCAAAAAGTCAAGCAATAAATTATATAAAAAATCTAAAAATGCAAATAGAATATTATTTGAAAGTAATAAAGGAAAATGCAGATAAGACAGATGACGTGTACGAAGCAGCAACAAAGGTTGCAATATCAAAAAGCGATACATTAAATAAGAAATGGAATAAAGATACAAAAAAACCAAAAGATTTAAAAAATTGGATATTGGAAGATAATGGTAGAAAAGAAGAAATACAAAAATATTTAGAAATCAAATATAAAAATGATGAGGATTTTAAAAAGACAGTGGAAAATTTGGTAAAAAAAATTAAAAAAATAGGAAAAAAATTTTCAAAATTTGAAAAAGATATTGGAGAAAAAAAGTTTGCAGCAACTGTTAACCTATTATTTAAAATGTTTCTTGGTTCTTTAACATGGAAAACCATATTTGAAGCCAATGGTATAGAAGAAAATGGATTTTTATATAAAGACAAATATAAAGAGAATTCTTTTATTTATCTTAAAGAAATTATAAAAGGTTTTCACGAAATCCACGATAATGTTATAAAAAAACATAGCATTTATAAAAAATATAAAATAGACGATAAAAAAAATAGATGAAAAAATATATTTAAAAATAATTTAAATATATTTTTTATTGTGCCCATTTGATACTAGACTTTGGGATAATGCCAAGTTTTTCTTGTTTTCGCATAATATTTTCAATAAAACTAATTACTCTTCTTCCATTCTTTCTTCCTTTCCATCCAGAATGAATTGATTCGGAAATAGCATTTAACAATCCGTTATTTATACCTTTTGATGAATTTTTTTTGCAATTAAATCCTAAACTTTTCAATTTTTTATTTAAATTCTTTTTATTGCATAAAATATTACATGCTTTTACCAAACTTCCGCTAGCCCCATCCAACAATAATGTAAATTGTTTTTCATTTATATTTAAATGTAAAAATGGAAGAACACCAGTTACTTGTTTACCACCATCATTATTAAACCCTTCAGTAGGATTGCCATGTGTTTTCGAAAAATCTTGATTTTCACAAATAAACGCGGCCAATTTCGCGGCGAATGACGCTCTATTACCGGATTTATTACCAACTCTGTTTTTTTTCGTTTGAGATTTACGTGTTTTACTTTTAGATTTTTTTCGTGATTTTTTCGTTTTCATTATACATTAAAAGTATATTATAAATTTTTTCTAAATATAAAAAACATTTGTGAAGAAACATTTGGTAAAAAACATTTGGTAAAAAACATTTGGTAAAATATCCGCAGCAATTTTTCTAATTATAATAAATTATTTAAATAATATTATATATATATGTTTGATTATATAACCAGTGCGATTATTACTGCTTCT